CGGTAGAAACAAAGGCTGCCAATTCCGGGAAACCAGCTAAAGGTATACGAACGACAGGATTGGTTGTTTCCTGATTGCTTATAAAATCATACCGAAGAGCATTAACAGGAGTCTTACAACCGTAATAATTAGGAACTACAGGACCCTTTTCGACGAGGATAGAAGATATATCGGAACCTTGTAGTGCTATAATCTTATTAATCGTTTCCGAGATACCACTTACATTTCCAAGATGCGTAAACGCCAAAGTTCCAAAAGAAGAAGGTTGATTTGCAGCATAAAAAGGTGTGCGAAGAATTCCTTTAGTTTCAGAACCATAACTTCCAGTAATAGTAGTAGGTACGCCAAGATAATCAGCAAGTGTTCCGGTCTGCAAGTCGTCAAGAATATTGAACTGTTTATGCCCTTGTGGAGTATCTTCGGCAGTAGGGTCAATCCAAGGAGGCGTAACGGTCTCATCACCTCCGAAGAAGGACATCCAGTCTTCCCAAAGAGTACGGGTACGAACATAAACAAAGTGTAACCGCACATAAAGTTGAGTCTGTATCGGGAATACAGTCGGAAGTAACTGCAAGTTGAAACGGGCGTTTATCTGAAACGAATCACCAAATGAAGCAGGGAGCAGACACACAGGGGTGATTGCTCCAAATTTCATTGTCAAATTGTTTACAAAAGACAAGTCGAACGTAGAACGATTGACGCGGTCTATGTATGAGTCTTTTTTACGAAATATGTTTGCCATAATCAAAAGTTAACATTAATGTCAGGAGTCTTTAAAGTATCCACACGCGTAGTAGTAGACTGTTGCGTGCCTTGAGAGGAATTCTGGTTTTTCCAGAATAAGGACATAGATGCAGTGCAACTATCCAGAAGAATAGCCGCGGCTACTCCAAGAATGAAAGTAGTCGCGTGCTCTATAATCTTATATATCTGCTGCTTAGTCATTTTCCGGCTCAATAAGATATTGTTCAAACATACCGTCCGGCAACTGACGATCAGTAACGATAAGCTGCATAGCTGCAGAGAGAGGAATGTGTTCACGAACAACAACAATAACAGGCATCTCTTCCTGAGTAGAAAGGAACTTGCGAGTTGTAAAAGTAACACGAGGTTCATTGTCTTGCGCTGTAACTGAACAGCAATCTACATTTAATTTTGTCATAATGTAAAAATTTTAAGTAAAACAAAAATTATTAGATAGAACTACCAAATAGTCATCTTGCATGAGACCAGGTAATTCGAAGTTTACAAACAATATGTATTCATCCAGCGTGTCAAAAGTACGATAAGAAATCTTATCTTTTTCGTAGTTTAACATCGTCTTCGGATAAATCTTAGCATAAATGTACGGCATAGTTACAAAGTTTCTTTGTAAATAGCAAGAATGTTCTCACTATCTGTCTTATATTTAACATAAGTTATATCTATCTCGGGCAAAGTTGACATATATTCACTCATAAACTCATGATGTTCACGTTTAGCTGCGGTCATCTTCTTGTAATAATCAAGGTCAAATTCGTAAGCTTCAAGCATAGCCAAAAGAGGCTCAAGAATGTGTTCCATAACAATAAGGCTGTCCTCATGATGAATGGCGTAGAAGTTTTTCGCATTGTCAAAAATAAAGCGAGGGAAGCGATGTACACAGGTGTCGAAGTTGTAAAAGGGGAACTTTTCTCCAAGCCATTTACGGGTGATATTAACCTCTTTATCAGGCATATGGAGATGTATCTGCCAAAGACATGCGCGAATTGACAAGAAATAGTCTACCAACTGAATAGTATCACGAATTTCTTTGCGAATAAGCAGAGAAGGCGTGGGGTAGAGTTTCCGGCGAAAATAAGAGGGGATGTATGACGTAAAACGTTCACCTGTGAACTTATCGACAATCTCAACAGTCAGAACGTCAGGATGTTGATAAAACCAAAGAACGTGGTCAAGACACCATTTGTAACCAAGACCGCCGCCGCGGCGGGAGGATAAGTAAAAAGTGGGCTTGCAACCTGCAGGAACATCACTTTCTTTACGCATATATTTCATGCAATATTGAATGCCGCCTTGAGTACAAGGCTTGCAATAAACAAAACCAAGTTCACCTACATAATCCCAATCAAAGCGATGAGTAAGTTTATTATAGACTCGTTTTCGAGCAGACCAAGCCTGATGAACAATTTTATACACATCCATAGCAGACATGTTAATAGGCATATTCCAAAGAATAAGGTGATAATGAGGCAATTTCGTATGGCTGCCATACTCAGCGGCGGCAAAATACCGTATCTTTTCAGTATAATCATAATCTCGAGTGAGAATCTGACGCAAACGTTTAAGAAAATCTTGTACATGTTTTTTATCTACGCCGTCAACAGGACGATTCGCAGGATTATAAGTCAGAGTGATAAAGTAAGGGACGGAACGAGATGATTGTGTTTCAGCAACAGCGCGAAACATCCATTCACGGGCATTTCTTTTTCGACAAAGAGCACATTTACGACAAGGAATTGCCAAAAACATAGGTACGGCATCATCGTCGCGATCAATGGCGTAATAGCTATCTTGATATGAAGCAAAGTTCTGAGAATCAATAGCTTTCGGAGAAAACAAAGCGTATGGAAAATTCCAGCGCCATGCGGCAAGTTGCATTTCCGGAACAAAAGTTGCATTTCCGTTGTAAACATATTTTCCTGTTCTCAAAAGTGCATCCTTAAATGCAGGATTTAAAATGTATTTCGGTTTTTCACAAAGAATATTTGACATAGTTTTTTATTTTTAATTTGGGCGTCCGGGCGGGCTATCCGCTCAAACAAATCGGCTTCGCCGATACTCGCTCCTATCCCTGACGCGCTTCACTTCGTTACGCAATATATACGGAGGCGTCATCCAAGATGACAGAGAGGTGTTCGCGCTACCGCGCTCACGATTTCATAATTTCCTTTTATCTCTCAAGATGTGCAAAGATAAAGTGTAGGCTAAAATATCGTTTATCAACCTGCGCCAAACTATGTTAAAGTCGCTACGCTTGGTTTAACATAGTTTACCACAGAACGCCAAACGCTATTTTTTCCTACGCATTGTTTTATTGCACGTCTCGAAAGAAAAAAGGAAAAATATGCTTTGATGTTTGCGATAGATAAGAGACAGAATGGATAAGAACGCAAACCGAAGTTGGGAACTTCGTAGGGCTGTAGCCTTATAAGAGTTATTGGGCAAGGCAGCCCAAGAAGGGCTGCTCATTCAAATCTTTCACACAAGCTGAGCAATGTGTCAGTTGTGCTACTTATATCAAGTTAGTCGATGCCGGATGTTTCACCCGGTCCACAAGTTATCCGACAAAAGTCGGAATAAGATAGTTCTTCAATCACCTTGCGATTACAATACTGAGCATCTATTATGCCTACAAACAAGAATGAAGACTTGTATGATTCTTCCATATAATCTATAAAAGTAACAGCTCGATCATCCATGCGTTTATGATTAATTGCTTGGTAAATAGTATTGCAATCTATACCGGTTACCTTAACAAATACTTGTTTCTGTTTTCTAATGCTTAAAAACTGTAAAAGAATGTCCATAATCGTAATGTTTTAAGGGTTTATAATCTTGTTTCTTTCAACACTACAAAGATAGACATTCTTTATAATTTATCCAAAGAATTCTCGTTAAAAAATGTTATTCTTTCGAAGAACGAGGATTAGTAAAAGGCACAAAAGATGCAACATCACGGAGAACCAAATGAAGCTGTTGCATACTTCGTTCGAACTCATTCCAATTTTGATCCTGTAGCAAGTCAAAACGGAGACGGTCCGTTTCTGCACTCACCTTAAATCCAAGAGATTCATAAAAAGACGATAAGGCCTGATTACGTTTCTCATCAGACTTCATAAGAGGCAGTTTTCCAGCAAGTTCTTGAAAGGCAAGTTTAAGTTGCTCCTTAGAGACATCTAACTGACCTTGCATAACCTTAAGCTTACCATGTTCTATGAAAGAATCCAAAGCTACACGAACGTGACGCTCCCAAATGCGAGAATCAACATCAGCAGCATTAGAAATCAAAAGGTCAACCTCAGATTTAATCTTACCAATAGTAGCATTAATTTGTTCAACCATACTACGAGCTTGAGAAGCCTGAGAATCGTTAAGGTTAATCTTGCTACCGTTAACAAGAATAGTACTCTCAATAGTATCAAGCTGGCCTTGATTAAACGCATCACGAAATGAAGCATCAGAAGCGAGAATGTCATTCGTATGTTTCTGACCCTCAGTTTCAGCATTAGTCTTAGCAACTTGAGCGGATAAAGCAGTATCCGCAATAGCTTGAGAAGCAACACTACCAAGAGGTTTATAACGATTCCAGGCAGAAGTATCAGCAACAGGACCAGACGGAGTATGTCCGCCTTGAGCCTGAATAGAAGATCCTTGCAAGGCTCCGTTGGTAGCATACAAATCAGGATTGATTCCAGCAGCTTTCAAACGAGCCTGGACAGCAGCAGGAGTATTATACTCATTATTAGCCTGCCAAAGCTGATAATTCCAATCATTCTGTGCCTCTCGTTCAGAGGTCTGCCATTTACGGGTCTTCTCAGCTTCTTCACGCGCCGCCGCGATCTGTTTTTTGACAGATTGATTCTGAGAATGAGCGCCAAATAAATTAGAAATGCCGGAAAGTGCGCCACCAATTAGCGCACTACCAGCACCTGCAAAAAAACTTCCCATTACTTCAACTGTTTACGCTTTTCATTGTAGGCGGCTACAATCTTAGCGCGAGCATCACGTTGAGCATTCCAAACATCAGCAATATCCTGGCCTCGACGATATTCAACAGGAACAATCCACGATTCCTCATCAGTAAAATCATCGGAAGGTAACTGTGAGATATTCTGCGAAGAAATAGGTACACCAGCTTTAGCAGCTTCATACATCTGGGCGGGAGTGTAAGCAAGGTCGCCACGTACAGGAAGTTCGCCCGGTTTCCGAGTACATGTACACGTATGCGTGTTCCAAGCATGAATTACTACTTGTTTCATAATTATTCAATATGAGGAATTGAGTTACGAGGTATAGTTGTTTTCTTAGTAATATCAAAAGCAATACTACCTAGAATCTTATCACCACTTTCAGAAGTCATAGCAAACACATCATTGACATGATCTGGATTTACGAGCAAAAAGTCCTTAGACAACTCAGGGGCTTTATCAAACACACGATTGATAAGGAAGTTTCTCATAGAACCACGGAATTCACCATGTACTTCATCGAATGACGAAATCAAATCCCAGTATGCACGTTGATAACCAAATACATTGTTAACATTTGCGGGATTCACAGCATAAGCCTGATAAGGACACAAATGCTTATACAACATAGGCTGATAGCTTATATTGTTGAACTGAGGGAAATGCCAATCCAAAAGGTTCATACGGGTGAAATGAGGCGGCAACAGCTGCGAATAATTTGCAGCAGGTACGACAGACATGACACCAAGAATGTAGCCTTCTTCAGGACAATACTTGCGAATAACATGACGCATGCCAGACTGAAGCGAGCCTTGACCGGCAAAACTACCTAAAGGATTTCCTTCAGTAGGGGTTGTCTGGGTTACCTTATATACAGGAATAGTGTCAGAAATACCACCAAGGAATTCGGGCATCATAAGCTCATCATAGTCCAAATTCACATCAAAGAGGCCTTTTACAAGGTTCTTGTAACGCGGAGATTGACGAACACGAATCTCAAGGAAACGCTGAAGAGAGTTAACATTTCGGAAGTCAGAAATAGAGATACCAGATGTGGCCATACCGAGAAGGTTACGAACAACGTCAGCAGGAGCATTGGAACTCTTAACCTGGAAGCCTGTAACAGTATCACCATCTTCAGCAGTCTCAAGTTGAGCATGATACTCAACACCAGCAGCATCTCTAAAGGTAGCCTCTCCAAGAGAAGTGATACCTACAAGAGGCGCGACACCAGCCTGCGGAGATTGCAAAGCGGTAGTGTAAGCATCAGGCTCCCAATTAGCATAACGCAACTGATATTTATACGTATCAGAACCGCCTTTCGTAGAGGGGACATATTTGTTATATTCAGGTTTACCATCAACGATAAAGGGATTGTTACGAATATCACGGCCAAAGGCATTGTAGTAAGATTCGTATGCACGAAATGGCAAGGCGGATAGGGGAATGGCCGGAAATCGGTTGGTAGTAGAAGTATAGAAAGGACAGTTTGCAGCTACAGGTTTTGTCCACTCATTTGAGGCCATAACGGCTGAAACCGGCAATTTATTAAATAAATCCAAAAATTTATCAAAAATACCGTACCATTTGATACCTCCAGAACCAACATAAAGAGCGGATAAAACATCAGTTTCTGGGGTTCGTCCGTTTTGATATTCTATTAATAAATAAAATGTAAAAGACGACACAGCCGAACCGGCATTGAAAGATAATTCTATACAATCATCTTTTATAGTTGAATTGTCAATTTTTCCGCAAAAATCCGCAACATTACCGTTTAGAGAGAATATGCAACCCAAACGACCGGTAGAAACAAAGGCTGCCAATTCCGGGAAACCAGCTAAAGGTATACGAACGAC